ACAAGGGACTTAAAATCCCTCGCCTATGGCATACCAGTTCGAGTCTGGTCACGGCTACCATAAACCTTAACAAAGGGAATCAAATGTACGTTGTTATTACAAGAGACCAATGCAACTTCTGTGATGATGCAAAGGCAATGCTAAAGGGTTCTGACATAATGTACGTAGAGTACAATGTTCAGTCTGGTAGTTCACGTTGGATACTAGACTTAATTAAGAAAGCAGGGTACACTACCGTACCACAGATATGGGACAACAACGGGAATCATATTGGTGGTTATACTGAACTCAAGAAAGCTTTGCTGAAAGGTAAACAAGATGGCTAAGATTGGCAGTAGTGTTGCTTGGAAGCCTGAACGTAACCACAAGAAAACGTCACAGGCACGGCGTAGTGGAAGCGTTAAGATGTCTTCGATGAACAAGTCTAAGAAGCGTCAACATAAACAGTATAAGGGGCAGGGATAGTGGGTATTATAAGAGTAGACGTAACCGCAGATATTCTTTCTCGTGCTACTAAAAAAGCTGAAGAGATGGGTAAGCTAAACAACAGCATCACATCTGGTCAGGGTAACATTGCGGGTTTTGTAGGGGAAGAAATAGCCCGTCAAATCCTTGGTGGTACAGAAAGAAATACATACGACTACGACCTTGTTACAGCAAACGGTCTGACAGTTGACGTTAAGACTAAGAGAACGACTGTTGCACCGAAGGACTACTACGAGTGCAGTGTTGCCGCCTTTAACACTAAACAGAAGTGCGACTACTACGCTTTTGTTCGTGTCCACAATGATCTAAAGTCTGCTTGGTTTCTAGGTATCTACCCCAAGGCTAAATACTTCGAGGATGCAGCCTTCCTACGCAAGGGTGATGTAGACCCTAGTAATAACTTCACAGTCAAAGCAGACTGTTACAACCTTCCTATTAATCGTTTGATGGAAAGTATCCATGAAGTCCAATGAACCGCCAGTAAAACAAGTAAGAACACGGCGTAAGACTACCTACAAAGGTGCTGCACTTAAAGATACCGTAGAGCTTCTACCTCAGAACACTAGTCAAGAACTCTACATCAGGGCCATAGAGGAGCACGATCAGGTTATAGTGTTAGGTCCTGCTGGTACAGGTAAGACGTACATTGCCGCTACCTTCGCGTCTAACCTGTACATCACGAAAGACATAGACAAGATCATCATCACCAGACCCAACGTAGCTGCTGGTAAGTCTATCGGATACTTCCCCGGTACCCTAGAAGAGAAGATGATGCCTTGGGTTATGCCTGTCCTTGAGGTACTACACTGGCACTTAGGTAAGGGAGCAGTAGAGACAGGTATCAAGAACGGTAACATTGAGATTGCACCATTCGAGACTATGCGAGGGCGATCCTTCCAAGATGCTTTCGTGATCCTAGATGAGGCACAGAATGTTACACCTCACGAAATGAAGATGTTCTTGACTAGGATAGGAAGTAACTGTAAGGTTATCCTGAACGGGGATATCCAACAGTCAGACCTTAACGAGACGAGTGGTCTGTCTAAGGCTATACACATAGCTAAGAAGCACCTGATCCCTGTACCTGTTGTTGAGTTTACTGCTGATGATATTGTACGGTCTGACTTGTGTAAGCAGTGGATCGTAGCATTCATGAAGGAGGGCCTATGAACCCACAAGCAATCGAAGAGAAAGAAGCACTGGAAAGCTACATGATCCCTGACAAAGAAACCTCCCGTTTCAATCGAGTAAATAAACCTCTTCACTACAACGTGTCTGGTATCGAATGTATCGAAGCTATCCGTGCTACCCTTGGCCCTAAGGGATTCCAAGCGTACTGCAAGGGCAACGTCATGAAGTACCTTTGGAGGTATGAGTACAAGAATGGTATTGAAGACCTGAAGAAGGCTGAGGTGTACCTTGGCTGGATGATAAAGTCTATAGAGGATAACACCACATGAGAAACCTATACGCCTTCGCCTTAGCATTCATATTGACTATGGCAACACTCTTCGCTGCTACTGAGGTACTGGCTCGTACTGTAGAGGACTGCAAGAAGTTCTTCAATAGTTACATTGGTCCGGTAGTAGACGCTAGGGATAGTGGAGTACCACCTGCCATGATGTTCAACCAGCTAGTTATGGTAGGTGTACCACAGGAACTAGCCAATAACATTATCGGTATGATCTATGTAGTCCACAAGGACAACGACAAAGAGTTCATTGAGAACGACTACATGAACTGGTGCGTACCTGTGTCTGCATCAAATTAAGTGTTGACAGCTATATCGAAATGGTTTAATATTAAACTACTTGATCCTATGGGGTAACTAATGACTGTTGGTTCAACTAATAACCCACCGCCTGTAAAGAAGAAACGCGGAAGACCTATTTCAAAGCATACACCTGCCGAGAAGAAGCAGATGTCTTTGGAACAGGAGGCCCGTGAGTTCTTCAATAAGAAACTACAGGAAGACCCAGTACCCGGTGATCCTAACTGGCTCAACTTCTACGCAGGGTCTGCTCTGTCTGGACTACTAGCCTCTGGCATGTACGGTAGACCAGAAGAGATTGTAGAAGAAGCCTTTAGGTACGCAGAGATTATGGTCCGTAGGATCAAGGGATAATCCTTATAAAACCCAAAAGACTAAACCCCCCGGTGTGTGGATTGGCTCCGGGGGGTTTTCTTTTAGTCTTCTATGTTGCCTAGTTCCTCTAGGATAGCGTACTTCCTAGTAATCTCTGTGTCTATGTCCCCTGTCTCAAGAACAAACTCAGCAGGGTCAGAGAACTTACCCCTTGACACACGCCTTGTAGCCTCAGCTACCTTAGACTTATTTCCTACCTTAGATGTTTCGATAAAGAAAAAGTTACGGACGTACCCAAAGGCTTGTCTTCTAATTTGTGGTTCAGGTGATTTAAGCATAGACTCAAAGGTATCTTCTACTGCTGTCTGCACCACTGTGGAGTAATCACGTATAAAGTCTTTGAGTGCTTCTCTCTTTTCTCTTGGCTCAGTAAGTTGTTCGTATGTTCTACCTGAGAACTTATCAATCTTACCTGTCTTAGCCCAAATCTTAAACTCATCATTCAAAGACCTAGAGCCAGTGAGACTGTTACCCTTAGCTAGACTTGCGGTAACCCACCAGTCAACAGCAGGGTTAGCAATTCTTTTCTTTACCCTGTACTCCTTGAGGTCAAGGTCTCTCGCTTCTCTTTGAAGAGTTGTAGTAGGAGCCTCTTGCTTGAACCCCATCTGTCGTCTAATAGGATTAAAGCTATTCACAGGATACGGATTAAAGATGCTGTACTGGGGCAAGTCGTACCCATCAGACATACTCTGGTTGGATGCCAGCTTGAAAGACTGAAGGTCAGGGGCAAACCTAACTGCCTGATTAAGTAAGGTCTCATTTTTCAGGATATCACCAAAGAAGTTTCTCTCAGGCAACTGTTCGTACATACTCCCACGAAGGATAGGTCTTGTGTAAGGAGTTGGTGCAGCCTTCGGGTCAATCTGTCCGTACAAGTCACGGGCAACAGCAGCAGGGTACGTGAAGGTAGACAGGAAGTTACCAGCACTCTTAGCGAAAGCATCCGCAGTTGTAGGAGACGGGTTATCTGCATAGCTAAGCAGGTCACCTATCGCACCACCTTGGAAACCAAGCTCAGTCATACCAACAGTAATATCTCCGATTTCTTTTACTGTATCCAAGAAAGGTTTGTCGAGAGTTTCCCCTTCTGCTATGCGTGCCATTGCGACACCCAAGTAAGTACTTGCAATGAATGGACCAAACGACCTCTTCAAGTCTACTCCACCCTCTGCTTCACCAGTTAGGAACTGGTCGTAGGTAGGCAAGTACCCAGCCTTGTGGAGTTGAGCACCAAGGAATACACCAGACATACCAGTGATAAATCTAGCAACCCTGTCTTCGTACTCTTTCAGAGGATCATCAATAAGCTTTCTGCCTGCTCCACCTAAACCCATCGCATTTAGTGTCTTGCCCATTGTATCCCCAGCAAGAGCAAGACCTGTGTAGTCACCAATGTACTCTAGGTGGTTTGCTACATATCTAGGGAAAGGAACACCTATACCTTGTGACATAAGGAAAGGTACCTTACGGTGTATCTTCTCTACAGCAGCAGCGGTTTGTCCGAAAGGTGTCTTGTCCCCGTAGTAGGTTCTTTGCATAGTCAAACGGCGAGTGTCATCAACAGCCTTGTTAACTAAGTCTTCCCCAATCTCCTCAAGGGACGTTCCTCTCTTCAAGAAGTCTGTAACATTTCCGTACTTAGTTCCGCCTTGCAGAGCAGCATCCCTCATACGCCTATCCAACATAGCGTAAAATATACTCTTCTTGTAAGCTGCATCAGTGATAGAGTTAAAGAAGTTAGCCTTACGTGCTGTACGGACAAGCATAGACGACTCGCCAGCAGTCACTTCGTCTGCACGAATAACATCATAGAAAGTCCTCTTGTACTCAAGTGGCATATCCTTCGCAAGGAATGTCTGCAAGAGTTCAGCCTCATCCTT